CACTTTAGTCGTATGTTCTTTACGACCTTTCGTAAGGCCCTTAATAAAGGACGTGTTGTATTTGTCGCCATAATAATCAGTGCCTTTTACTTTTTCAGCATCCGAATATTTCTCGTCTGTTAGACGTGGCTTGTATTTTGTTTCTACTGTGTCTTCGGCTTCGTCCTCGATATGCAGAGGCTCGTGCTTGTTACGTACAATAATGAAACGTTCGTGAATGCCCATTTTTTGTGTTAGTTCTGCCAACAGTTGTAACGGGGACGCTGGTTGACGTGTCTTGAAATCAATCATATACACTTCTGCTGCATCAATACTGCGAAAATCACGAGGATTTTTTTGCATGATAGTCTTTGACGGTGTCGTGATGTCATAGCAATCGTACTTACGTAGGTGCAACTCCATTGCGTCGAGTTGTTCGTCGGTTGGCTCTTTAGCGATTTTTACACGAAATTCGTGGACCGCTTCGTTTTCTGCCAAATAATGACTTAATTGTTTAACCATAGGAGTCTCCTGTATTCTATACTGGTATTTATGTATCTTCGTCTCTTTTCATGCCCGCGATTATATCGTTTAGCATATCGTTACGTGTAGATATGATATGTCCCTCAGTTTCCTGTGGATCAACATTATCTACTTGCTTAAGGTGGCGTGCTTTTAAGTAGTCTAGCTTATCTTCCTCGTGTGCAATTTTTTTGTTTTGAAGCTGCAACTTAATCATTTCCAGCTTTTTTTGTGCCTTATTGGTCTTGGCAGTCAGTGCGTTGCCCAACATACTGCTTGCGGCAGTAAAAATGTCAGCAGCAAATTTATCTTCAACATTTTTACCTAGGTCAATTAAGTCATCAAATGCGTCAATTGCTTTACTTGCATATCCGTCAAAGTCTGCATCCATGCTGTCGAGACCAGCAACTTGTGGTAGCGCGTTATCGATTTTGTCGGCACGTTCCATAATCTGGTGTATTTCTTCTATTGTATATTCGTTGTCATCGTCTTCAATTTCTTCTTCAATTTTAGGTGTTTTTAGTGACTCCATTGACGGCAAATTGAACACTTCTTCTAATTTTTTTGTCATTTTAAATCCTTGTTGTCCGGTAATGTCCGACTATATCACTGTGCCAAAACTTGCCTTTACTATCGGCCATAACCCACTCCTCAAACATCCCCTCAGGAACACCTGAAATTTGGTACGTTCTGCCGCTATTTAGCGTCATGATAACATCGCCAAAGTCACCGTCATATTCTAAGTCTTCGATCCAACTTGAATTGACTGCTACTTCATTTAATGGCATGTTATCTATGTTGACTTTATTTGATTGTATTTCGTTCAATTTCATTGTGACTTCCTTTTAAAAGTTAACTGGCGTTGCGGTTATATTAGTATTAATCATAGCATAGAATTTTGTGTCTGTTTCATATATACCATCTATTTTGATGAACTTATTCCATCCTGCAACAAATGCATTGACATTCGATGCTTCTGCCAATGCCAATTGCCAGTTTCTAATCTCATTCAGTTTCATCATATCAAACAATTCTGCCATATGATGATCCATCATGTCTGTTGGCTCAGCCAGTTCAATGCCGTAATCTGTGAGCAAATACCAAAAATCTTCTGATGTCTTGCTTAAGTGACGTATTAATTTTGTACCTGCTGCGCGAGAAATGACATCGACAACCAAGTCTCTGCTCTTTTTAATCTTTAATCCAGAGATATCGATGGATGATATTTTAGTACCGTATGTTTTTGCAGCATTGATGTCCGGAGTAAAATATATTCCCACACCTTCTTGGTTGTTACTCTCACCATGCATCATCCATTGTGAATTCAATGCCGTGGTGCCGACGTTGTCACCATGGTACAATGTTGTGTTTGACTCAAATAATTGTTGGTATCTCATCGTTTTTTCCTTTTGGTCACCTTAGCAGCCCTTGGATTACGTTGTGCTTTTGATTTTTGGGGCTTGTTAAATATATCTTTTTCAGTGACGACACGGAAACGAATTCCCTGTTGCTTACACCATTGCTCTGCATAGCGCCATTTTGCCTCGTTGATCACCGCTTGCGCTTGATCATACTGGCCTTTGGCATTTCCCATAATCTGGCCGCTTGGTTTGATCTCGACCATTTCCGCATGCTTTTTGCCGTCATTGTCCACGTATACTACAAAGAAGTCGGGTATGTAATTAGAATGTTTGCCTGTGATGGGGTTGATGTATGGGATTTTATGGCTTTCGCTTGCCCATGCTATGATATTAGGGTGATCGTCACACATACGACAGAATTTTAGTTCCCAGCCGCTACGGTAATGTGGGATATGCTTCCCAATGTATTTTTCAGGGTTTCTCGGTTGATAATCACCCTGTTGAAATTTTGTCATACCAATATTTAGCTATTTTGCTTGACATATGCTATGACTTCAGGAGACGGGTTTTTGATAAATTTTATTGCCTCTGCGAATTTTTTTACCGCTGCCAGTTGTACCTCTGGTGATGGATTCTTGATATGTCTTATATTCGCTGCATATCTCTTTATTGCTGCCATTTGTAGTTCAGGAGATGGGTTCTTGATATATTCTATTGCTATTCCAGATTGCTTTACTGCAATCATTTGTAATTCGGGAGATGGGTTATTGATATATGCTATTACACGCCCGTTTTGTTTTACCGCTGCCAGTTGTACTTCCGGAGATGGGTTATTGACATATTCTATTGCCCACCCGTCGTCATTTACCGCTGTCATTTGTACTTTTGAAGATGGATTTTTGATATATTTTAGTACATCTCCTTGTTGTGAGACCGCTATTAGTTGTAATTCGGGAGATGGATTTTCATAATCGCCTATACTGGCTGGATTGTCTAATATGGATTGTATTGTATCACGTTCTTCTTTTGATCCGCCTGAGACTTTTGGAACGGCATTACCATAGTAAGTTTGAGAGTCTATCATAAGAACTACGATTTCATCTAATTTATTTAATATGTTTATTTCGTCAACCCATTGACTGACTGCTTCTATAAACCCAGGTACTTTTGTCCCAAATACTTCATCTTGAATTCCAAATTCAACATGTGCTGAACCTAATATATCAACAAACGGCTTAATGGAAACTCTCCCAGTCGGATTCTTTAAGTCAGGGTCGTTCTTATCAGTCACATAAGCAATCAGTGCTCCCGTTGCTACATCAAGAGGCACATACTTTTCGTATTGCCCATCCTCTAAATTCATACATGAGGTCCAGCCACGACCTGTAGACATGCCACCAATATCATATGGATGTCTGGATATGACAACCATGTATTCTTTTTTGGTACCTTCTCGTGTTTTGTCAGTATTGAATTTAGACAATAACTCTTGTTGCTTTAGCTTTGTCAGTACCTTACCAATTTTAATGTTTTGCTTGGTGTCTTTCTTTTGGGCAATACCTTTGGCATAATCGACAATTTCAAATCCACTTTGTTGCAACGAACTTTCAATCTCTGCCTGCACTGGGGATGTGTCGTCAGCCGAAACTGCCCCAATAGGGATAAACACGCGGTAGCCATTTTTATCATGCTTGTATTTTGAATTGGTGAAGATGTCGGCATAGCGCTCTTTGTCCCAGCCTTTGACTAAAGGACGGTATTGACTTGGCTTTAATGCCTCTGTAATTTGTTTAATTTTCATTGCATTTTACCCTGACAATATTTAGCTGTTATTAGTCTGGTATGTGTGGAGGATCACCAGACTTGTCTTCGACTTGGATACTCTCTGGTTGAAAGGTCACATTGTACTTGACAGGCTGGCTATCACTGTAATCTAATGTGTCGCCTTGCATGCTAGTAATTGTTGGATTTACCAAAATTGTTTCGCGGTATTCGTCACGGTATCCATTTTGAATAATTTTAATCTGAGGGAAAAAGTATCGAACAGCGTTGGGGGTAAATCCAAAATCTGTGGCGAAGGAAGGGTCGGTCGTATTAATGCCTTCTAAACTGGTACGTTGCTCGATACCTTTCCCATTATTGAAGTAATGAGCCAAATAGGCTTGCATCAGGGTGTGCCATTCATTATCGAATGTATCGTAGAATGCCACTGTGATTGGGTCGTAATTAAGGCGGGTCTGGACTACGCGTTTGTGGTTATATTGATTCATGATCGTGGTATCAACACCATAACTCGCCGCAGAAGCGCTACTGACACGAGTAAACACAATTGGTGATCGAAATACACGATCAATCACCAATGTGAAGTTAAATTTTTGACGCGGCACAAGAAGTTGGTCGCCGTCACTGCGGAACGCTTCTTGTGCAAAATTACGAATAGACATTACTCACGCCTTATGTTGTTGCGCCAGAGTCGCTTGCAGCATTAGGAGACAATGTTGCGCCACTAAGTGCGTCTACACCACCTACTAGGTGAGCGGCATTATCAAACTTAATCTGAACCGAAATAGACTGGAATTCACCACCAGCACTATAGTTTGACTCATTATATGTTAGATTTGCAATATAACAACCTGCCAATTCCCATACATCAAGAACCGAATCTGGTGTTGTTGGGTTTCCGCCGTTTAAGTTTTCAATAGTAACTGCAAACTTATAACTAGCTCCTGCTCTTGAAGAGCTTTGGGTTGCCATATCAATCTGCTTAGCAACCTGTGAATCTAGTAATTTGCTGGTTTCTGAATCAATGTCATCACGTAGCTCGATGGTGATAGGTTCCCAAGAATGCTTACCAGCAAGGTAAATCTTGGAGTTGTAGGTGTCTACAACAACTTCATCGTGCGACATGTTCGGGCGTTGGACACTAATAACATTATGTGTTGCATCATTGCCTTGGCCGTTACCCATGCCAATAAAGTTTACACGGAAACGATATTGTAGTTTTGGCATCAATGTGCCACGGCTCTCACCACTGTCCCCTAAAGGTACACTTAGATTATTTAGAACTGCCATTTATCTTCTCCTTATAACGCGCTCTGCTGTAAGTATTTATCGGAAACAACTTTTTTCTTGACATGCTTAAATTGTTCTGATATGGTATATAAGTAAGATAACAAAGGAGAGATAATAATGGATTTACAAGCTAAAATCACAGAAATTCTTACTGCCACCGCAATGAGCAGTTCCAAGGCAGAAGTTGTTGCCGCTGCTATCCTAGAAGCCCTGCCTGACTATGTGCAGCAGCAAGCACGGACCAAGGAACTTAAGGCAGCGCTTGTTGAGATCAAGAACGCCCTTGAAGGTGAACCAGAATACCATGATCAAGGCATGGGATGTGGTCTTGAGGATCGTAACATTACAGACAGGTATGATGCAATGGCGTTTGGTTGGGAGAAAGCGATGGGACGGGTTTATGGAGAGCATATTAACCACGCATTTGAAACAGCTGAAGCAGCCCTAAAGGAAACAACATGACACGTAAGACAAATAGCTATTACGCTGGCGATGATATTCAACGGCCAACCCGCCTTTCGAAACCAGGCACGTTTGACCGCAATGACCCACAATCTTTGCGCGATCATGCAGACAAGATTGAAGAATGGCAGATGGTAAACGCCGAATATGATCTTAAAATTGTAGCTTATCGCCAAGATATTCGGGCGCGACAGGCAGAGTTGCAACGTGACCTTGCAACCGAAAATGAAATGACTGTGCCACAGGCCAGCGTGTTGTTCAATGTAGCATGGGAAGATGGTCATTCCGAAGGATTCGGCGCAGTGATTGACCGCTTTGAAGAACTAGCCGAAATTATCGAAAACTTTAACCAAGCAGGAGAAGAATAATGACCGAGAACCTTACCATTATGATTACATTGCAGGCACCAGCCATTATGCAAATGTTTATCAATGTGTCTCAACTATTGGGACTGTAAATATCGACTAGGACCACTTTCTACTAGTCATAAAAAAGGCGGGGAATTCCCCGCCTTTTCTTTGTTTAATTATAAGGCTTATAGTGCGCCAGTGTTTACAATTCTAATCGGAATGTAAATGAATTCCACAGACTTTGTCGGAGCAATAGCTACGTCAATGTACAATTCATTACGGTCAATTCTAATTGGTGTGTTATTGCTTGAATCACACACAACAGCAAAGTCAGTCAATGCTCGCTTAGACAATAGATCACTTAGGAAGCTGTTAAACAATTGAACTGCACGATCACGCGTCAATTTATCATTTTGTTCAAACAATAATGGACGAGAGATTTCGTCAAACCGTTCACGCAAGTAAGCAACTAGACGTGCCACGTTGACACGGTCCAATGCACCTGATGTTGGGTGAAGCGACTTCTGTCCAAAAATAACTACGCCTTCACGTGGGAAGTTAGCAATTGGGTTCAACTTGTTAAGGTACGCTGCGTCACGTTGTCCTTGACTAAGCGAAACTGCCTTGAACTCTTCTTCGGCTGTGATGTAACCAACTGCTGAACCATTCTGAATAACACCGCGTGTTAGGCCTGCTGGTGCAAACCATGGGTAGCTGATGTTGTCATTGTAAGCATAGGTATAAAGAACCATATGGCTTGCTGGTACGGTCACTGTGGTGCCGTCTGGTGCTGTAGAGCGACCAGAAGGGTAGTAAACAGCGGAGTAAGTATTCTTTGTAACTAATCCGTCGTCACCATTTTCTGATGCACCGACACCGAGAACCCAAGTTGTGGCTTCAGTTGGTGTTTTGCGCATTGGCGTATCAATAATGATAAAGCCTGTTTCGCCGCGATCACTGTTTAGCGTAACCAATTCGTCTGTAAGCTCTGGGAAGTTTGGAGCACACAATAGAGTAAAGTTGCGATTTGGATCACGTAGATCGGCGTTACCAGAAACAGCTGCCTGCATCTTAGTTGCAATATAACGACGTTGTGCTACACGACCAAATGAGCCTGAACCGTCTGCGTTATTTGATACGGCGTTAACCCATGCGTCAACTGTGCCTGCACCATCATTGATCAAAATAGATTCAGTCCAAACACGTAATGTTGATTGACTACCTGTCATATTGACTGCCAACATGTTTGTTGGGTAAAGCAATGGATCAGGGCGACTATCAAATGCGGTTGAGTTAGCATTAATGTCGCCACTTGCTAATGCAGTACGAGTATCTGCAAGGAAATCGCCAAACAAGACGCCACGATCTGTAGTCTGATCAGTATTGTCATGCAGCAACCAAGCTGTGCCATTCCAACGATAAATTGCAGGATATGCAGCAGCTAGAGCGTCCGTTTTAACCCAGATATCTGAAGTTGTGAGTGCAGCGCCAGCTTTGTCAAGTGTTGGAGTCCTTACACCATACTGAATATCAGCAGCATCGACACGTTCCCATACAACACCAACTTTACGTAAGATATCGAGTTGAGTTTGTGTAGCATCGAACCATAATTGGCCAGCAACAGATGGGCCAGTTGGTTCATCATCATCTGCGGTCACTACAGCAGTAATTTCTGTTGGGGAACCACTTACAATTGACATTATGTGGAAGCCTGCCGCAGTAGCAGCTAACATATTGAATGCAATATTAGTATTAGTCATTGTGGATGAAATGTCCGTACTTGCACTACCATCTTGTGCTACATACGCACCGGACGGGATACTATCTTCGACACCCTCGACCGTAAGTAGGTCAAATACACCATTTGCGTCCGCTCTGTAAATAGCTAGGTTAATACCTGCGCCTGGCTGTGTGGTTTTGACCCACGCGTCGCCCGAAGCAGGGGAAGCTGGTTGTGAGTAATGTTCAGCAAAGGTGAATGTCTGTGTGGTGGTGGTCCCGCCAGCGGTGTTGAGTGGTGCCCATGCGCTGCCAAAGCCAACAAAATAACCAAGTGCGAAACCTGTTGGTGACGCACTGTCATTCAACACAGCAACTAAATAATCACCCACGACAACTGTAGCTGTTGGAGCATATGTGCTTGGGTCTGTAATTTCGCCTGCGGTCGCTGTAAGCGCAACTTCAACTGTCACAGGTTGTGAAACCCATGCAGAACCGCTCCATTCGTGGACACCGTAGGTGCTCGCGTCAGTGTCTAGCCAAATTGTATTAGCAGCAATAGGACCTGTTGGTTCTACGTCTGTGGCAATCAATTCTGCCAAATCAACGTCGGCACGGACAACATATGCCTGTGAGCCTTGGCCCAAATAGCTATAAGTTGCCAATAGACCGTATTCACTAGTCTCTGCGCCTTGTGCTGCGGCAAAGATTGAGTCTCCGAAAAATTGTGTCAATTCGCGCTGAGACGTCACTGGTACTACTAAGCCTGCATTTGCAGCTTTAGTGTATTTTGCAATGCCGTCAGATTCTGTGCCTGTTGGATCAGTTTTATCTTGTGCGGTTGCAATGATGATTAGTGGGATGGTGCCAGCCCCTGGGCTGGCATAGGCGCTCTCGTCAACAACGGTTACGTCGACGCCTGGTGATACTAGAATAGCCATTAAATAAATCTCCTATTAAAGCTTATGGTCTTGCTCTAATAGTATTTATTTGACTACTACTTATCAGGGGGTATTACCAATATAACTACGTAGTTATCACT